GGCTGGTGCTGTTCACACCGTTGCTGCGCGTGATCGGCACCTTGACGCTGGAGTAGCCCAGCGCCGGGGCGACGAACTCGAAGGGGATGAAGGACTCGGCCTTGTCGAACTTCTGCGTGCCCTTCGGCGACGGGGGCACGTACTTCTTCCAGTTCGAGCCACCCTTGCGGAGACCGTACACGGTGCCACTCTCGATGTAGTTCGAGGTGTAGCCCACGTACGAACGTCCGTCGAAGGTGAACTTGAAGCCCTCCTGCGAGCCCTCGTTGGTGAGCGAGGACAGCCGGTTGGTGCGATCGATCTGGTACTGACCGATCTTCTGGGCCTCGTAGTTCAGCCACACGCCGTCGCTGGCGATGAGGCAGTCCATGTACTGGCCGTACTTCTCCTTCGCACGGTGGAAGCCGCGGAGGTACTGACGGAGCTTGTGCTCCGTCAGGGTGCCGACGCTGCTCTTGAAGAACGACTTGAACTCAGGGTGCGCGCCGACGTCGATGGCGTTGGCCGAGTCGTAGTCGGAACCCAGGAGGTTGCCGCTCGACTTGAGCCAGCTGTTGATGCCAGCGATGCCGTAACCCTTGCTGTTGGCGAAGGTCACGATGTCGGTGTTCACGATGTTGCGGTCAGACGTGGCGTTGTTGTGGCAGTTCTGGCCCACAACGGTGATCGTCACGGTGTTGGCAACCTCGTCGACCTTGCTGACAAACGCGCTCCAGCGAACGCCGGAACCGTTGTCGTTGCGGCGGGTCGCGCCGGTCGAGTCGTAGATGTCAACGCGCATGCCCACCGCGTACCGGTCGATGTTGTTCTGACCGGGCGTGAAGGTGGCAGTCGTGTTGGTGCTGAACGCAGTGCTCTTGCTGGCAATCGAGCCCAGCGAGTAGCTGGTGTTGTCGCTCATGTACCAGTAGTTGCACAGCGTGTGGGCGATCAGGCGAGCGTGGCCCTCCAGCTTCGGCGCAAGGATCTCGCCGATGAACGCCGGGGTGGCCTCAGCTTGCATCTCACCGAGGGTGACAAGCAGGTTGCTGACCATCGCCTTCATGCCGATACCCAGACGGTACGGACGGGCAAGCGCACCATCGGTGGCATCGGGCCACGTGTTGGTGAGGCCCTGCGTCTGCAGCTTGTCGGCCACGTTGGTGATGGTGTTGTCGCCGTACAGAACGAAGTTGTCGCGACCGTCAGCCATCTCAAGCACGCCAGCCATCGAGCCCATGTAGATCTTGAGGATCTTCATGTCGCGGCCGATGAGGCTGGCCTGGCCGACGCCCTGGCTGGAAACCGTGGTATCCCGCCACGCCGGGTCGAGGGCCGGGAGGAACACCTCGATGTTCTTGTTCAGGATCTCCTGGATCCGATTGCTCTGCTGATTAAACAGCGAGTTGGTAGGTGCATAAGTTGCAGGCACGTTAGTTGTCTCCGGTCACAGACCGGTTAGAGGCGATGTATCAGACCTTCGATTCCCCACCAGCTCCAGCTTCAGCGGCAAGGCGGGAAAGCGCGTCCACGTTGAAGTCTCGAACGCTCTTGTCCACTGCGCCTCGGTCCATGCCCTTCTGGAATTCGGGGGGCTTGACCTCAGGCTTCGTCTTCAAGAACTCGAGCTCGCCTTCTGTTTCCGGCGACCGGCCGAGGCCGTCGATGTCGCCGATGACCGTGCGATAATTTCCTGCAATCGACTTCGCCGCCCTTGCGGCTTCGTCCCCGACCCAGTCCTCGTTGAACGTGCCGCCGGACGCATCGCGCCGGGCGTACAAGTTCTTGAGGGTGGCCTCGCGGACTTGCTCTTGCAGAGCTCGGTAGGCACCCGTGGCGTGTTCACGTCCGCGGGTCTTGTCGAGCGTTTCCAGCATTTTAACGATCTCCGGGTTCCCGTCAATCGCGGAAACCACATTCTTTTCCATAGCGTCGCGCAAGTAGCGCAGCCGGATCTCGCGCGCTTCTCGCTGGGCTGCCTCTGCCCGCATCTCCGCTTCGCGGGTTGTCTTCCGCAGCATCTGCTCGATCTGGCTCTCGTCGCTCACTTCAGCCTCCTGATCCCCGTCCTCCTCGCCATCCACGTACTCCTGCGCGTACTGCCGAGCCTCATCGTCGCTGAACCCAGCGCCGCGCAGCACCTCGTACGCAGCCTGCGCATCGGGCGTCTCGCCGCGCATCAGGCGGGTGGCGTTCTCCCGGAACCTCTGGAGCGCCTGCACCTGGTCCTGCATTTCCCGGGCCTGATTCGCCTGCGCCAGCAGGTCACCGACCTTGATGACCGTGCCGTCGTCCAGTTCCAGCTCGGTGTCCATGTCAATGCCATCGTCGCCCTGGGGTGCGGTGTCCTGCGGAACCTGTTCGTCAGCCATTTGCTACTCCTTGAGGGGGTTGAGCTCCGGGCCCGATCCTGCCCGCAACCTGCGGGTTGACGATGGCCACATCGTCGGGATTCGGGACCATTGCGGGAAGGGACTGTCCCATGAACGAGATTAGGGACTCACGGTATGCCTTGAACGCGTCCTGCACGGCAGGGCTCGCCAAGGTCATGATCGGGTTTGCCATGAACGCGCTCAGCACCCTGAGCTGCAGGTCAGGCCGGCAAGTGTGGGGCGTCAGCACGATCTGCTGGGTCTGCTGCCCATCACCATACAGCAGCAGGATGTTTCGGATGACGCTCTCGTAGGCACTCTTTTCCTCGTCCATCCACATGGCGAAGTCAATGCCTTCCTTCAACGCAAACAACTTCAGGCCTTCAGGATCCGTCACTCCAGCCTGCAACAGGCCCATCGCTTCCTGCTTCCGCACCACCTCGCTGCGGGGGCTCGTGTCCTTGACCGTGAAGTTGATCTGGCTGAAGTTCGGAATCGGGTTCTTCTTGAAATTGACCGTGCCCTCCTCCGGGTCGATCACAGCACCCGCAAGGTCTAGGGTCAACTTGTTCACGGGAATGGCACGGTCGCTGATCAGCATTTCCTTGCTGGCCTTCGCCACAAGGCTCTTGTACATCCCGCCGAACGCCGCCTGCACACCGCTGGTGGGGTTCGTCATCGCCTTGCTGATCTGCTCGTCAAGGAACTGCAGCCCGCTTGCGCTGTCCACCCGCCCCTTCTCCTGCAGCAGGTCCTGCACCGGGCTCAGGCTGTCGCTGATTGCCTTCGCAAACTGCGCCACCTTCCCGGGCACGTCACCAGCGTTGTGCGGCGTGATAACCATCGGCTTGAAGTCATCGCCGAGCAGCGCGTCCTTGCTGTAGTTGACGTACCGAAGGCCCTTGCCGATGTCGCGCATGACCGCACGCTCGTTCAGCGTGCCCTGCGGCATGACCAGCACGCCGTACTTGTCGATGTCCCGGATGTTGTTGAACAGGCTCTTCAAGAGCCGTTCCATCTCCCGGACAATGCCGAACATCAGGTCGAACAGGCCAGCACCGTGGAACGTGCCGTTGTCCATGAACCGCGCAAAACCAATGGGGCAGTACGTCTCGACTTCGCTCAGGTCGCGGTCATCAAGCACAACGTCACCGCTCGTTACGACGTAGCGGCTGACGGTTCCGCGCGGGCCATCAAGCCAGAGTTCCCGAACCTTCGCAACCTCCATCTCGTTGCCATCGGGAACGCCATTCAGCGCCCCCGTGCTGGCGGAGTTCAGGATGTATCCATTGCCGGGGCTGTCGGCGGGCTCCTCCATGTCATGCCCGTACTCCCAGCTCCAAGCGTCCATCTTCTCCTTGTTGCGTTCAAGGACACCGTTGCCGAACCGCTCGCGCAGGAACGACATGGGCACGACGCGCTGGCGAATAACGCCACGAACCTTCGTGTGATCCATGCCAAGGCTGGGGAACGGCAGCAGTTCCTTCGGATGCACGACCTCAAGGTCACTGGTCAGCCCGATGGTGGGGTGGTCGACCATGTGGCCGGTGATGCCGCATGAACCGAGAAGCGCAAACAGGTAGTTGAAATCACGCTTGACTTTCTCAAGCTGCTGGTCGCTCACGACCGCATCAGCCACAAGCTGCGCCACGCTCCGCTCCCGAATGCCCGCGAGACTGAAGCCCTGCCTCAGCGCGCGGGGCCGCAGGTCCATCGTGTTCAGCCGAGCCGTGGTCTTGTCGATGATGGACATGAGCTCCGTGCTCTGGAACTCCATGTTCCCGTCCTCATCGAGGTAGTACGGGACCACTCGAGCCGTCCTCGGGTCAAAGACGTCGAACCGGCGGAAGCCGTTGAGGTAGTACCACGCCAGGATCCACAGGGTCCTGCGGTACGTCAACTTCGTCAGTTCGCGTTCACAGTGCTGGTCGATGATTCGACCAAGCACCTTCTTGTCCTTCGGCAGCGGCTGCGTGTCAGTTGCCATCTTGCTTTCGCTTCCTCAGGGACTTCCATCCGGGCGGCATCTCCTCGAAGAGCTCGACGCCCTTGAGGTTGAAGTTCGACATCGGCGTCGGATCAGGATAAGGGACCTTCTGGTTCACAGGGGTCGCATTCATCTTGTCCGGCACCTCTTGCCCATAATAAGCCTGGGCAAGCATTTGGAAGTATACGAAAGGAATCGTGACATACAGCGGGTTAGACCCGCGATCCGCGTTTTGCATTTGTTTCTCCCTGTACCCCACCCAGCAGGGCGTTGATG